CTGGTTTTCAATATCTCTTGTCCTAGTATAAAAAAGCTACCGCTTTTTTTGGAACCAGTAAGAAACTTCTTTGAGCCATCGTCATTAATATATTGGATGCCCACAATCGTCAGTTGTTTGTCGTATAGAGGTATCATTAAGACCCCATCAGAGCTAATTCTAAGCCCATAGGAGAGCACTTTCTTTCTTTCTAGGTAAGGATGCTTCTCGCAAGGTTGTGCATCAGCCCAAAGGCTTTGTGCACGTTTAGCAGCCTTTGAATACTTCTCCTCTTGTTTGATACCAGCCTCTTTTCGTAGAGCTTCGATCTCAGCCTTCTCTTCTTTGGTTAGAGGTTTCTTCTTTCTGTTTTCTGGTTTCCATTCTGCTGTAGGAGAATCAGCTGAGAATCGATAGTCACCCAATCTGCCAAAAGGCACTGATTGATCGAGCCACAGCTGATACCACCCACAGAACTTACGCTTACCACCGACATTGATGTATGCTCGACCTATTGAGCCATCAGTGACTAAGCCTTTCTTGGGGTCTGGTTCCATGTGGTTCTCTTGTAAAAAGTTAGAGAACTCATGGATTAAATCTGTTGTAAATGGTTTATCAAAATTCTTTGTGGGGCGTGTTATTTTTAGTGACATCAATTATCTCTTTTTATAGGTCTGTTGCAGTTTTTGGTAAAGTGTGTAAAATACTACAAGATTTTATTTAATTAAGCAAACAAAAAAAAGGAGACTGATATGAGTTTGACAATAAAAAGTGAAGGTGACTTTGAAGCTTTGGCTGTGGGTCAGTATGAAGGGGTGTGTTATCGAATAGTAGATATGGGTACAAGAGAAGAGGTCTACAAAGACAATCCACCAAAGAAAAGAACAACAGTGCAAATTACTTTTGAACTGCCAACAGAGAA